AACTGTTGTAGTTTGCACTTTCACAGTAACAGCCGTATAGTTCAAATGTTTCTAATACATTTGGTACGTTTGCGCCATTACCACCGTCTAAGATTTCAATACGTGTAGTAAATTTGTAATCTTGTCCTGATGCTGCACTTGATTGCTCATAGAAATCAAATTGTTTCTGAAGCTGTTCGCCAACTAGTTTTTGTACATTGTTGTTTACATCTTCACGTAAGTTCAATGTAATTGGTTCCCAAGTATGTTTACCTGCTAGGTACACACGTGAGTTATATACGTCTAGTGTCATTTGTTCAAAACTTACGTTAGGTCTAGTTACGTCAATAACTTGTTTTGTAAGTTCTGTTGTTGGTGTACTAACGCCAAAGTTTTCCAAGCTCACTCTAAAGCGATATTGGAGTTTTGGCATTAAAAGTCCCTGATTACTAGCGGAATCTCCGCTAGCCAGTGGAACTGTAATTTTTGATAGTGTTGAAATTGCCATTTAGTCTGCTCCTGTTATATATATTTATCAGTTTAAAGTCCTGATATTTCTCCAGTATTTTTAAGTCTTAGCGGTATGTAAATAAACTCTACTGCTTTTACAGGTTCAATAGCAATGTCTAAGTATAGCTCATTCTTATCAATTCTGCTTGGAGTATTGTTTGATTCATCACAAACTACTAGGTAATCATACAATCCACGCTGTCCGACTAACTCAAGTAACAAACTTTCTGCTGCTTGTTTAATCTCATCACGTGTAATTTTATCATTAGGCTCAAAGATATATGGCTTAGCAAGTGTGTTAAGTTGACTACGTAAGTAGATAACCAAACGTGCTACGTTAATTCTATCTAATGCACTTGCGCCTCTTGCACGAGTTTTTTGTCCAAAGTTAACAAGTCCTGCACCTGTAATAAACGTAATTGGGTTAACAGCACTTGAATACAATGTATCTCTTTGTCCTTCATTAAGTGCTACTGCAACAAATTCGCCTTCTGCATTTACATAGCCTGTTGATGTAGCGTTAGTTATTCCGCCACGTCTTGTGCCTGCTGGTGCAAACCATGGATAGCTAACTTGGTCACTTAGTGCAATAGTTCTTAGCATCATGTGCGAAGCTGGAACTATAACATTGTTACCAAAGTTATCACTTGTAAATCCTGCTGGATAAAATACACCTAAGTATTCATCTCTACTAACTAATCCATTGTCGTTATCTTCAACTGCTGTATTAACATTTGTTGCCCAATCATTTAATGATGTTGCATCTGGTGTTAAACGGAATGGTGAGTCACCTAAAATAAATGCTGTTAAGCCTCTATCATTGTTTAAGCTAATCATCTCTCCAATTAGTTCTGGATAACCTGGTGTTGCCATTAAGTTAAACAATCTTGATTCATCATCTCTAATATCATCATTTGAATTAACTACTGCTTGTAACGCTTGTACAACAACTTTACGCTGTGCCTTACGTCCAAAACTACCTGAACCATCAGCTTGGTTACCTGATTCTGTAACCCATCTATGTGGATAATAGTTTATCATTTCCTCATCTGACTGACGTTTGTTTTCGCTTGTTGTATCAATGTAGTTACGCTCAAAACGTTTTACATTAAATCCGCTACGTCTTAGGTTCCATAACAACATACCTTTTGGATATAGTGCCGGATCTGGTGCATCTGGGTCTAAATAGTTACTTGCTAACAATGCTGGAATAGTTCCGCTTGGTGCAACTGTTGTTGTTCCAGGTCCTGTTCCGTAACGTGCATCTGAAAATAGTACGCCGTTTTCAGTAGTTTGATCACTACTATCTAATGGTGCACCCCATTTTTGTGCTGTTGTTCCTGAAATATCTACATTGTAACGATATATTGTTGGATAGTTTTCTAAGTCTGCTGTACTAATCCAAAGATCACCAGTTACCAATGCACTTCCGTCACTTTGTTGTGTTGGCATAGTAGCTGAAACAATAGGTCCTTCTGGGTCTGCTGTTGGATATGCTGTTGAATCTCCATATCCTACCCAAGTTGTACCATTGTGATAAAGCATATCTACTTCGTCAACAATTGAATTATACCATAATTGGCCTTGTGATGCTAATGATGTAACAGCATCAGCACTTGCTGTGTATGTTAGTACACGCCAGTTACTAGCTTGGAATTGCTTTGGACTTGTAGCATTAGTTGTACCATCTACAAATACTAAGTTTGCTGTAGTTGTTGCATCTGTGCTTACAAATGGTTTGAATCCCATTGCATTTAATAATCCAGTTGTGTCAACAAATTTAATTTCTCCGCCTTGTGAATGGCTAATTACAACTCTGTTTGATGCATCAACTGTTGCACTTACGTTAGCAACTCCTGCTGATGTAATAGCTGATGCTATTAGTTCTGCATCACCGCTTGCACTACCAGTTACTGTAACATTTACAGTAACAGGTGTACTAAATGCAGCACTGCCTTTGTTTGTGCTTGACATTGTAAAGTTATGTGTACCTGCTCCTGGCACTGCACCTGTAATAATTGCACTACTAATTTTAGTTGCGCCACTTGCTTGTCTACGGAAAATTGTAAAATTGCCCATTGGTAAAGCATCATTTGCTACATTAGTTTTAGCATACAAGTCGCCAATTGCTAGGTTTGCTCCACCGCCTGTTGAATCTAAACCATAAATTGCTGATGCTGCATCTGGATACATTGCTGTTGAAATTTCGTCCCATAGTAATGTAGTTGCATTCCAAAGTTTAACACTTAGTTTTGCACCACCATTTGGAACTGTTGTTTTAAACCAAATACTACCAGATGGTCTTGAAGTTCCAGTATCAGTTGTTTTCCAAGTTGGAACACTTGTATGTGCTGAAATTTGTAATGCTGGAGGAAGGAAAGATCCTGCTGTAATACCAAGCTCTGAAAGTCTAGTTGCGTCACCACCAATTACAACTGGTCCTCCTGTACTTGAATCATCAGCACCTGAACTTGTTCCATCACTGTATATTTCTAAAAATCCGTCAACTGCAGCTGCACTAATTCCTGGAATTAATGCGTTAGTAATAGATTGTGCTACATCAGTTACTGTATTTGCACCTACTGATATTGTAGTGCCGTTTACTGTAATATCTGCTGTTCCTGCAAAACTTGGATTTGCGTTATTACCTTTTACTGTAGGCCAACTTTTAATCCAATCGCTGCTTCCAACTGCTACCCATGCACCGCTTGTATTTTTATACCATAATTTATTAATAGTTGTAACTGCTACTATTAAGTAATCACCAATAGCACCAAGTGAACCTAATGGAGTATAATCTCCTCCATCATAATCAACAACTTGATTTTGTTTAAAAATTACTGTAGGTGTCTTTGTTGTAAAAGTTTGTCCGCCTGTAGTATCAACAGAATTACTATTCCATTGCTGTATACCGTATCTTGAACCATCTGTATCAAACCAGTATGTGCCTGCTAAGGGATTTGCACTTGGTGCGTCCGCTGTAGCTTCTAACTCTCCTAAATCAATATCAGCACGTACAACGAATGCTCTGTTGCTTACACCTAATAGTGAGTAAGCAGCTTGTAAGCCGTATTCGTTTAGTTCGCCTGCATGAATTGGATTGTTATTATTATCTGTTTTAAATATCGGATCTCCAAATGTGTCCGCTAAATCTCTTTGTGAAGTAAGCAAATAAGGTTTCCCTGCATTTGCTTTTAGTGTGCCCTGTGCTGTTCCTGTTCCTGCTGCATTTGTTTTATTTGATGCACTAGCAACAAAAATCATAGGCACTGTACCTGGTTCAGCTGGTGTGTAAAAACTTTCGTCGATTACGCTAACCTGTACTCCTGGTGATGTTAAAGCCATATTATTTCTCCTGTTGGAATCTTTTGCTATATGTATTTAGCAGATATGAAAAAAAAGGTACGTATATATCCCCATAAAAAGGTACCAAAAAGGTGAGGTAAATACAATATGAGACCTTTATGCCAATGTAAACAGAGACCTGCGGCCGTTAATTATAAAAAAGGCAACAAAACCTACTATCGAAAACTTTGTGAGCGTTGCTTACGTAATGGATTAAATCACGGAGTTCCTAAATGGCGACAACGAGGTTATGAGAAAAAGAGCTCATGCGAAAAATGTAACTACCATTCAAAATACGAAGAACAGTTTAATGTGTTTCATATTGACGGTGATTTAAATAATTGTAGGCCTAGTAACCTTAAAACTATATGTGCAAACTGTCAACGTATTATGCAGAAACAGGGCGTAAAGTGGAAGCAAGGCGACCTTGTACCTGATTTTTAAGATCGTCTAGTGTTCCGTTATTACTTACTTGTGCATTAAAATCTACGTTTGCCCAACGCCATTCGCTTTCGTGTACATCTTTGGGCTCAACCCCGATATCTTGATACATACGGAACCAAACAGGATCAGGGCCTCTCATTACACGCCATACTTCACCGTGTATACTTTTAATCATATTTGCTTCGTTGGGAAATCTTACATCAGGTATTACAAAATTAGTATTCGGAGACTGTGTAATTTGTTTCTTAACAAGACTAACCCAAATGCCATCATCAAATCCGTGTCGCATACAATCTGTACCAAATTCCTGTAGTACTAGTCTTGGAGTAATAGTGCGGCCTGTTTCGGAGCTCCAAAAAGAATCTTTTTTCTCTCGCCATTCTCTACTTTTGTCAGTTTCGCCTTCGAGCATTTCTCGATCCCAACCAAATACAGTAGCTACACCGTCTTTAAGTTTATCTGCAAAAGATAGTTTTGTAAATCCGTGTTCATCAACTAAGATATCAGCAGCCGTTCCTTTACCGCTACCAATTAATCCACAAATACCAATAATCATAATAATTTCCTATGTTAAGTTTTTATTATATGATATATTCAATTGTTTGTCAAGTACTTTTTTATATGCTTCATCAAATCCGATTAGACCGTATTCTGCTCGTTCATTGTTATTCCAAAGTCTTTTAAAATAACTATCTGCACTGTCCATTACAGTTTCGTGACTAGCAAAATGTCCTTTGACTAACCAAAATATTTTATATGATTCTTCTTGGGTCATACTGTATTTACAATGAACCAAGATCGTTAGCGTTAACTTTGAAGATTTTAACCTATTAGGAAACTATATCCTGCACCACCTGGTATTTGCTGAGAAACTTCTTGTTCTAGCTTTTCCATTTCTTGTTGTGCTTCAGACTTTAAACTTTGACCATTTAAACTTGTGCCACCTTGTGGACCTGCAATAGTAGCAAACTTTTCTCTTGCTTCACCTAGCATATATTTACAACTAGCAAGTGTATAATCTTTGATCCATTGTTGTGCTAAGTAATCGTTCAATATTTGTTCGTCTGGACGATAATTGTAACAATATAACAGTAATGTTTCTTCTGCTCTAGGACGTTGTAGTAGAGTTAGTTTTTTAGTAGTTGAGTTCCATTTAAATTCGATAAATGATCCAAACATTCTGCCTACCAGTTCTTGGTATTGACTGAACATATCATATGTTGCTAAGCCGCCCATGTTTGAACTTGATAATAGGTATGCATTTGTATATGCTAGGTTGAACGGTTCAAATATACTTCCGCCATCTCCGCCGCCTGATCTTGCTCCAACACTTCTACGGAACAACTTGCGAACTTCCATAATTTCATTAGGTAATATATATTCGTTCTGATCTATAATTGTAGGCATAAAGAAATATGACTCTTCAACTGAATTATCACTACGTTGTCTAAAACGTGTAAGTGCTTTCTTTAATGCTGTTTCATAATGAATAGGATCGAGTTCGACATCAACCATGCCTCCACCTAGCATTGCGTGTACGTAATCAAATATTTCTTGCTTTTGTATTGCCATATGTAAAGTCTCCATTAGTATTTATCGTATTGACTTACTAACGATAAATATGTATATGCCAAGATTAAGTTTATACAAGCCACAACGCGGTAATGATTATGCATTTATAGACAAACAAGTCTATGAAATGTTCACTGTAGGTGGTACAGATATCAATATACACAAGTTCCTAGGTGCTGAAAATCCTAGTGAAGCAGATGCTACAGCTGATCAGCCACGGTATGATGCTGTAAAAGAAACAAACATACAAGACATGTTGTTTTTAGAAAATAGAGATCGCAAATATGATCCAGACATTTATACAATGCGCGGGATTTATAATGTACAAGATATAGACTTTAACCTTAGTCAATTTGGATTATTTTTAAGTAACGATACATTGTTCTTAACAATACACATTAACAGTAGCGTAAAAACCCTTGGTAGAAAAATTATGGCAGGCGATGTTATTGAATTGCCACATTTAAAAGACGAATATGCATTAAATGATCTATCATTTGCATTAAAAAGATTTTATGTTGTAGAAGATGTAAATCGTGCAGCTGAAGGATTTTCACAAACTTGGTATCCGCATTTGTACAGATTAAAATTAAAACAAATAGTAGACTCACAAGAATTCAAAGAAATATTAGACTTACCTGCAGAAGAAGGTGCTACAGGTGGAGATACACTACGTAGTTTATTAAGCACATATGATAAAGAAATGCAAATCAACGATGCTGTAGTTGCACAAGCTGAAGCTGACGCACCAAAAGCAGGATATGATACT